CGTGCCGTCGGCCTGCACGAGTTGAGTCGTGCCGTCCGCCGTGAGCGAAAGGCTCGTCGGTGCGCTGAGCGTGAACGGGTCGGGCAGCGTCGTGTTCGGCGAGTCCGGCACGGCGATTTGATCGCCGACGGCCCACGAGTAAACCGACGAAGCGGTCTCCCGCAGAGTCATATCCACGAACACTTGCGGCGGCGTGCCGTCGCTCGCAAAGTTCCATTCCATCACCTCGAACACTTTCGACGACCAGCCGAGCTTTTCGTTGGTAATCATTACCGTGTCCCCGGCGCGGACCTGCATCGCTTCAAGGCGGAAGCGAGCCGAGAACGTGATTTCCTCGCGAGCGCGGCGCAGTTCGAGCACGGCGAGCCGTTGAGCGCAACTAGGCGAGGTCGTGAACGGGAGAACTACGTCGCGGAAAAAGACGTTGCTGTTGTCGGCGGTGACGTAGGTTGCCGAGCTAATCGTCGGGAAGTCCGTCACCTGCCAGTTGTTCGTCTCCGACACGTAAACGCCTTTTACGCTGTTCACCCGGTCGCGTGCGCTCGTTCGCGTCTGCACGTTGAGCGGTCCGACGAAATGCTTCTCGGTCAGCGTCACGGTCGGAATCCGGTAGGCGGACGCGTAGGGAACGATGCGGCCGCCCGTGTAGGCGATCAGCCCGCCCATTGCGCTCAGGAGCTTGCCGATGTTCTCGTCAGGCGATGCGCTCGTCACAATCACGCCGTTGGCCTCGTAGCGGTTTTCGTAAACGGTCGGCGAGAGCGGAAGGATTTGAACCTGTTCCTCGCAGATGGTTGCAGCGACGCCGAACGCGGTATCGTCAACCTCGGCGGCGGTCATGCCCATGCCGAGCGAGGTGTCGGTGAGGTAATCGCGAAGGCAGAGCGCAGCGTTGGCGGAATAGGCGGTTGTCGCCGTGCGCGGGTCGAGCACCTTCTTGCCGCGAATCACGGCGCTGATGTTCGGAATCCCGCTCGGGAATTTCTCGGCGTCCCACGTGAGACGCACGTAAAGGTAGGCGATGCCAGAGAGCTTGTGGTCCGACGTCCATTTGCCGTCCGTCAGGCTCGCGGTGTCCGCGATCAAATCCGCGTCGGCGGTGTCCCCGGGAACGCCGCGCTTTTTGTTGATGCGGGCGACGCCGTTATAAAACGAGCCCGCGTCGGGAGTGTTGCTTGTGCCAGTCAGCGGCACCAGCTCGTCGTTGAAATACACCTCGTCAATCGCTTCGACCTCGTGGCCGGCGAGCGTCAGAACAATGTGGAGATACTCGTTCTTGGTGCCCGTCGTGCTGAGATAAACGATGGTCCCGCTGACGCGGCATTTCCCGTAAACAATCGTCCGCGCCGAGATCGGATTGCGGACCAACTGCGAGCGGTCCGAGAGCGACGAGTCCGAAAAGCTCGGCATCTTCGGCGCGAGCAGCTTGGACGCGGCCATTGACGCGGCGGTGACGGCGGCGAATTTTATCACTGCGGCCAAAAATTTGACCGCTTGGATTGCACCAGAGACCGTGGCAAACGAGACGTTTGAGAGAATGGCGATTGCGATGGCTTGTGGCATGTTAAATTCTCCAAGCAGTTTCGACGCTAGAAAGCGGCCCAAAAACAAGCCCGTCCTCCGCGACAAAAGCCGTTGTCACGCCGAGGCAAATCCCGAGCGTCACGCCGCGCCCGGCCTGCTGAGCTACGATGTCGCCACGCCCGGCCAACTGCGGCGCGACGCGATGCAGCCCGAGCGCGTCCACCAGAGCCTCGACGCCGCCCCAATCGTCTAGGAATCGCACCGCGCCAAATGCCGACGAGTAGCGACCTCGCCACGCCTTCGCGTAATCCTCGCCCGTGCAAAGCTCGACCCAATCCGCCGCAAACATGCAGCAGTCGTTCGAGCCCCACTCGAACGGTTGATGGCGTCGCGCCTCGATAAATTGCGCGAGCAGGTCCGGCCAGTTGTCGCGGCGTGCTGGCATGGTCACATGTAGGACGTTGACTCGCTCTCGTCGCCGCCGTCCCGAATCGGTGCCGCGAGCTTCGCGTTGCCCCAATAGATTTGTTTTTCCTGAATCGCGTTCACGAATTCCAAGCCGAGATCGGTCGAGAAAAGATTCTGCTGTTCTTCGTGCGTGTAGCGCACTTCACGCGGCCGGCGAAAATCCACGAGCTTGTTCTCCGCGCTCATGATAATTGACGCTTCTTGTCCGTCGTCGTTGACCGACATCACGTCCATGCGACCTGCAAAGATCGTCACGGGCGAGGCGACAATTGCGCCTGTTGCGTCGAGTGCGCCGAAAAGGACGCTGCACTCTTTCCCTTGGTAGTTCTCGGTGAGCGCAAGCGAGACGTATGCGGTCGGCACGCCCGAGAGCTGAAAGTTGATTCCACGCGCCGCGAGGTCGGTCGTCTCCTCAACGGGCGAAATCGTGCCAAGCGTGCCGATACCCTGATACGTCACTGCGCCAACGGTAATCGTGCCGTAACCGCTCCAAAGCCGGAGCGGCGTTGAGAACGAGAACGACGCGAGCAAGATCGGCGAGAGCTGCGACGCGCTGACCTCGGTAACCATGTTGGCCGAGAGCGACCGGCCTGCGGTGGTGATGCTCATGACTCAACGTCCTCAACGATGGCGAAGCCCACGCCGTAAATGCTCGCCTCGCCGATTGACCATTCGGTGCTTGGCGATGCGAGGCGAAAGACGCCTTTCGCGTTGGCGTAGGTGATGGCCGTGCCGCCCGCGTAGCTTTTGCGTAGAGCCGGAAAAAGATCGACGCTCGTTGATGAGTTGGATTGCACGACCTTGTAAAGCGAGGTCGAGATTTGCAGCCAGTCGCCGACGGCGAACGAGCCGGTTGCGCCGCCGAATGTCAGCGTGGTTCCGTTCGCGGTTGCCGTCGTGACGGTCAGCGTGCCGGTGACGCCGCCTCGGTTCGTCGGATTGGCGTAGTCTTGAAAATAGAACGTGCCGCGCTGCGCCGCCAAGAGGAACGCGATGACGGTCTCCGCGTCCGCCCGCTTCATCGGCGGACAATCGACCGAGCCGAGCCACGCTTGCCCCGGCCAGTTGTATTGCTGCGTCTGGAGCGTGAACGGCGAGGTGTTGCGCGAGGTCGCCGAGACGCCCGTAAACGACAAGCGCGAGAGGTTAAACGGACTAGGCGGCGTGAGTGGATAGGTGATAGCCATGACGATTAGGCGAAGGCTGCACGGTATCCGCCGCCGCGACGAACCATGTCGGGAATCTCGGCCTTTAGCCGGCGACGCTCTTGGTCGAGAATCGGCACGAGTTCAGCCCGCGAGACGCCCGCCGCAATGTTGTAATTGACCGTCACGCTTCCGCTGCCCGAACCGCTGCCGCCGCCCATCTTGTTATTCGGCACGATGGTGCCAGACGCGTGCGGAACGAACAGCTCCGGTCCCTTTTCACCGACGACGTAGGGCGAGCCGCTGCTGACGGGTCCGCCCATTGCGCGAAAGCCGAACGCGCTTTTGATTGCGCCGCCGATGCCGGCTGCGAGCGGCTGCGTGACTAGTTGGCTAAAGACCAGCCGAACCAAATCGCGTCCGAGCGAGCGGACGACCTCGCCGAGTTTTTGACCGCTCAAGATTGCGTCCTCGAAGCCTTGGGCGATTAGGTTGCCGGCTTCCATGCTGAGCCGCCCCTGTTCGTCCAAAAGCGGAGCAATCTTTTGCAAGACCAGCACGAGTTCGTTGTTTAACTCGGTGCGCTTTTTTAAGTCGCTCATGTCCGCCGTTGCGATTTTTCCCATAATGGCCGACTCTTGCGCCCTGAGAGCGGAGATTCTTTCGCCGAGGGACAAAGCCTCGCCCGAATAGATTGCGGCCTGAGCGCGGCCCAAATCTTCCAGCGACTTTTGATAAACTTCGTTTTCGGCGGTGAGTTTTGCCTGAGTCGCAGCCTTGAAGTCGGTTAGCTTTTTGATCGTTTCTTCGAGCGCGATTTGGTTCCGCAGCGCCTCGTTGTAGCCTTCTGTTCCCTGCGCTTGGTCGCGGTTGGTGGTTATTCTGGATTCAAATTTGCTGCGATCTCTTTCCAGTTTTAGGAGCATTTGCTCGTCGCTCAGCCGGTCCTCGAAGTTTCGCATCTGTGCCGCGCCAAGTTTTTCCTGCAAGGCAATCCCTTCGTTCGCCAGCGTCTCTTGCTCGGCAGACGTGCCGCTGATTAGTCGCGCAATCTTTTCGGTGATGTTTTGGATATTGACGCCGAGAGCGGTCGCAAAAGCAGTGCCGATCTGCTCCGCGTTAAACATTTTTTTAAACACTGAACCAGCCACCCTTGAGCTGTTCTGGAGCTTCGAAAGCGAGTTCTGCACGCTCGCAAAAGCCGCCCTCGTCGCATCGACCGCCCTCAGTGTAAATGTTGCCTCGGCCATGTTATTTAGAGATTCGGTTTTGGTGTTCGATGTAAGCCAGCCAGCCGTTTAATTCCTCGGCCGGCATCGCCAGAACTTCGTGGGCAAATTTGTGCAGACGATCCGCGAGCGCGTAAACGGCGAGGAGGTCTGCCGCCTCCCCGCCGTAAATCAGTTTTTTAGGTCGTCCACCTTCGGCGCGTCATCCGCGAGAATGGCGTTTGCGACGCGGCCGACGACGTTGCTGTCCGCCTTGTTCAACAGCGTCGGCTTGTGCTCAATCGTGAACAGCTTCACGCCGTGCTCGTCGGTGGCTTTCATGATCAGGATGTCCACCAAAAGCTCCATGTCGTTTTCTTTGCTGCGACGATAGAGCCGGTTTTTTTCCGAGAGCGTGACCGGCGTTGCGTGAACGACGAGCTTCCACTCCGGCACGTCGATCTTGCGCGTGCCGAGCGATGCGAAATGTTCACTGACGAGGTCGATTGCGTCCATGTGTGTGGTGTGTTTTGCCTGCTAAATTAAGCCGTCAACGTTGAGAGCGGACCGTTACCTTCGAAGGCAATCGAGCCTTCTACGATGCCGTCAAAGCTGGCGCTCACATTAAACTGGGTCACGATGGCGGCGCCGGAATAGTAAACGTCGCCGGTGCTTGCGCCTTCTGGGTAAAGGTTAAGCGTGACCGAGCTGCCGATGGTGATGAGGAGCTGACCGGCGTCGCCCTCGTCCCAGTAAAGATCGCCCGACGCGCTCCAAGTTTTCATGGATGCAAGCCGGGTGCGGTAGGTGTCGCCGAGAACGGAATCCTCAACGGTGTCGGAAGTGTGAGTCAGAGCGTAGTTGCGAAGCTCGCCGATGGTGGTTGACGAGATGCGGATTAAGCCGTCGCGGCCAAGTTTAGTTGCCATGGAATTGAGTTAGTCGGTTGAAAAATAGATGCAGTTAAAGGTGTGCCGAGCCGAGCCGAAGCGTTTGTCTTCATCCGTCTCGATACTATAGTCCACGCTGTTCAAATGGAGGTCTTGGCATACGCCGCCGAGCGTAACGTCGGCGAGAACGGCGGCCTCGACCGCTGCGCTGCCGGTGTCGAAAAGATCGTCGATCAGATAGGTTCCGCTTTCGGCGGTGAAGTAGTCCACGACGAGCTGCAGCTGCCGGTATTGCG